CGGATGCTCTCCGACGCCATTGCGTAATCAACTGCCAAAGTCTTGCGGATATCGCTCAATACCATATCTGAACGACGATTCTCAACCGCCTCCTTTAATGTATCAGCTGGTACCTTATCATCTAGGTATACTTCTAAATACCTTGAGAGGTTCCCGACTACAGACTGCTTAAACGCCGACGCATCAGTATTTATGCGGGACTCGTAATGCATAATGACTGTCTTTAGTTTAGCTAAATGATTCTTATCGATCGCATCAACAACTCGATTGAGCTTGCTCACATGATCGGCATCAATAGCCTCAATGAGCTTCACAAGCTTGCCGCTGTAATCAGCGTCTTGGTCGTTTAAGGCTTTCTCGACATGGATCTTAGCCTTCTCATTCACGGCAGAATCAAAAGAAGATTGAATCTCGTTAAGAGACTCATCAGAGAGCATATCTTTTGTTGCTTCTTTAAGGGATTGTACAATATCTTTAGTCATATTAAATATGTGAAGAGATTCTAGTTCTTAAACGAGCGTTAATCTCTTCTGCTAAATATTTATCTGCTTGTTTGTAGTTTTTACTACAAACAGCGAAAATAAATTTAGAAAGGTAACTTTCCGCATTTAGAGGAAACCGTCGCTCCTTAGCACTACGGACAAGTTCTTTAGAATGAGGCTCCCAGTGACCTGGCGTAGTCATGCGGCCACCAATTTGCGTTGTAAGGGCGTCGACATCCTCGGGATGCTTCACCATGTCGTCAGGATTGATCTCGTTAGCCATTAAATACCGCCCAAGTAGACCCTTGTATTTATCAAGTTCTTCTTGGTTTCCTATCTTACTCGCGTGATCGATTCTGTTGACGTAATAAACATATTTCGGGTCATGACCGCTCTGAGATCCTGGTGTGCTCATGTAGCCACTCCGAGGAAACCGACGTTCCTCAGCGCCACGAGCTGGAGAATAATCGTCGCTTTCCTTCATCATCTTCTTTTTGGAAAAATTCTTCTTACCGCGTTGAGGAGCTTTCATTTTCTTTAAATTCTTAATTTTTTTAACCATATTCTCTTCGTCATCTGATGCTGCAGCACCCCCTGCTGCGGTACGACCTACACATCCTTCTTTTAATCGCTGTTTGATCATGTATTTATTTATTCTTTATACCATCTATAAATAACATAATCTGGGTTTTAAGGTAACTGTCTACGTCTCTCTTAGGTAATGAATTCAATTTATTTTTAAAGTTCTCATATACCTCACCATAACTACCATCTACATTTAATACATACTGCGCACTCTCTAGGATACCATTAACAAACGCCTTAGTAAATGACGGATCCGCAACACAATCAATTGCGACTAGTCTCATATCAGTCACACGACTGACACCAGAACCCTCTTCAATCAACTTACCCAAGGCGCGGGAACTCATACCTACCCGGACACCGTCGTTGATGAGCGACTTAACGATAAGACCCATAGGAGTCGATAACACCTTGGATTTACCATAGAAAATATTACCTTCTTTACGAATCTCTGTTACGAGATGAGATGCTCTTTCGGGGTTCACTTCAGCAGAGGCGGGGTGATTTAGCTCACCCATCGCGCGATTAGTCTTGACCATCTCATTGACATATCTGTCAACTTCGCGATTCATCTCGGTTACACTGTATATCCGTTTATTTTTATTAACGACCTCAGCACCAAGATAGGGTCCACAAATATACAAATTACTGGGGCCTTTGGAATTTTGCTCTTCTACAATATACTCGAACTGATCCTCTGATGCAAAAGATTCAGCTAATAGTTTAAGGGACATATTCGTAAATATTTATACTAATTCTGCCTTATTTATTTTATTCCTAGTTCCTTTTCTGTTAATATCAGAAATTTAAACGAATGCATATCGCACCACTTTTTAGCTGCTTCCCATTTGCACATATTAATTATGTACCTCTGGTTTTCGAAAAGTAACGTGCTCTGCCTCTTCCTCTTTGTCACTACCGGGGGTAAAGTCTGGGACAGGGGTTTCACCTCGATGATATACTTCACAACCTTATTTCCCTCTTTTATAGCTACCACCCCATCGGTATAGTAACGATGAACTTTACCATCTAGAGGACTAGTGTATGGTATTATGATGGCTTCACTCGCCCATTCAAATACATTTGGGTTATTGTCACACCACCTGAAAAATTTCAACTCAAATCCAGAACGAAAAACTGGAGGTTCTTTGCCTGCATACTTAGACTTGTTGCGGGGTGTGAATATGCCTTGAGTAAACCGACCTTTACCGTTCAGAGGAATCATGCAGATTTAGTCTCTATATATACCTCACCGTATACCTCTAGCTGACCGGTTATCCCCTGGAACTCTGTTTGGGTAAGATTATCTACGTCTTTTAGCTTATCTAAGCAATCTTCAATACTAGACTTTAAGAATTCTAAATTATCGTTTGAGTTGATCCTTCGCTTAGCCTTCGTGTACGCTGGTCCTTTAACCTTGAAGTGAGATGCAGTTAACAGTGCAACTCCGCCCTTCTTTTGAGCATCATTGTATATCTTCTTTGCACCTACCATTCTTTTTGAAATGAAATCAGGTATTACTGCTTGAGTATCACCCATCACCTTCTCGTATATTGATGTAAAAGACTTAGTCATAGAAATTAACCAACAAAGAACATAGGCGGTGCAGCGTCACCTAACCCAGGTGAACCGGTATATAGCTTTTCCTCTAGTTTATCTCTCTCGGCAGTCCCTTGCTCTAGGAGCGCAGCGTTAATAGAACCGCCACCGAACAATGTGGTACCTGTATATTTTCCACGCACCATACCGACTGACATTTTACTCAATGCTAATGCATATTGATATACCCACTGTTCTTTAATTATATCCCGCACGGGTTTTTCAACATAACAAGATATTATACCGTAGTACCGCGTTGTTGTGCGTGTACCTGGTGATGGGCTAATAACTAACTGCTGAGTCCGTGGGTCGAAAGTATATATTACCTTTGTCGCGAACATCTTCTCTCTAACATCTAACCAATTTTTCAAGAGATACCACGAAACTAAATCAAACCCGTAATTACCCATGGCGCTACTGAAATAAGTTTGCTGAGCTAGGCTTTGCTCAATTGTAAATAGGCTATTGACAGCACTGGATGAACCTTGTTCAATGTCAACTACGTCTATTACTCGACGGTAATCCATTACATCATAATCAAAGCTGTTTACATATTTAGCAGTGTCTGTTTGTGATATAACAAAACTTGCGGATAACGTTGCACTCAAACCGGTAACCGTAGAATAATCCGAAGTTGTTAAAATCTGATTCTTAAAAATACCATCAGAATAGGTTGAGCTTAACGCAGTACTTGAAGAAAACACGGTGGATGATACCGAAGATGTGCATACAAAATATTGAGTGCCTCCTGATAGCGTCTTATTAAATGAAGGCGTTATTGAAAATAATTGATCCAGTCTTATCCCCTTCTGTGGGTCATATAGATTAGAATCAAATACCAAGTATTCCTCAGTATATCCAGCGTATTTAGTAAACATCTCACAAGCTATACCTATGTTTTCGTATAGCTGATCATGGTGTATCTCTACAGTGACCATAGGAGCACCCAATGCTCTCAATATACGTTGTCCTAGCCTGTTAAATGAATCTATCTTATTGTTTAGATTCGTACTTACGAACGCGGATATAGGTGTGATGTCGGTACAACTCATATATTATGCTCCTGGTGCGGGTTCAGGTGCGGCGGGTGCTTCACCAGCCGGAGCTTCACCAGCCGGCGGAATTTCTGCTGGGGGCTCAGCGCCCGCTTCCGGACTAGGACCGGGTCCAAATTCAGGAGGCACTCCGGCGTTGCCTGTTGGTATTGACGATTCACCACCAGCAGGAATTCCTGCTTCAGGACTAGCAACAGGTGTCTGCGCAGCCTTCCAATCAGGTCCACCTGCCTTTATCTGCTCGATCTCCCACATAAATTCGGAATCCTTTCTCAAGAATTCTCTGTTAGCTAAAACATCATTATCAGTCCACCCTAGGTATTTTTTCTGAGCGTATGTTTTGCTGATAAATTCGTTTTGAGTGAAACTGTTATAGGTCTCAAATTTGAGCTGCAATTTCTGCTGCTCTCGGAGCTCATAAAAGTTAGTGGGGACGTTGAATTCAAACTCAAATGAATGCTCTCTAACCTCAAATTTTTCCCACCAACCTTTTAGCTTGAGGTGTGATATAAACCCAGTTTTTATAGAAGAAGCAAACCGTTGTTGCACTCGTATAATAAACCGAGCAAACTTGAGTTCCTCTCTGAGAATCTCGGTTCCGTCTTTATAGGTATCTTCAGGATTAATACGGCTCGATGGTACCTTCAATGCTCTATATAGTTTCTTAATGAAATAGGTGAGGTCCGTTAGCTCACCCAAATTCTGACCACCGTTGAGCTGGGTGACGGACGTGCCCTCAGAGCCTGCACGCTTTGCAAACCAGAAACTATCCAACATGGATTGCGGGTTAAATTTATTGACACTGCTATTCTGATCAACATCGAATGTGCGCTTTGACCAGTATTGAGTCATCAGCTTTCGCAGGTACGCTTCAGCCTTCGGCGGAGCCATATTACCAACATCGACGTTGAATATTAGTTTCTCGGGAGCGCGAACTAATCGGTAAATTACAATTGCATCCTCAATCAGACTCAACTGCCTATACGAACGTCTTGCATTTTCGATAAAAGGAACCCTGACCGTTTTAATCTCGTTCCATATGCCAGAATTTGTATACGTAACTTGATTCTGATCAAGTGGTATCATCCGTGTCTCCTTAACTTTAGTCGGGTTATCTCTGTCGAAAATGTGCTTGCGGAGCAAGTATCCCTTCACGAGGTTATTTTGCGTATTTGAATATATCGGGTCAACTAGGTCCACTGGTATAGGCACAACGCCTAATATACCCTTCTCCGGCATATCTTTGTGAACTATATGTTCAAAGTATATTTCAGCATCAACTAAAAGACTTCTGAAATATTCCCATCCTTTTTTATTGAGTTCAAAGTACGCTATATATTTCTTGAACTCCTCTTCTAAAATCTCCTTTGTCTTACCAGTAAAATTATTCTCCTTAAACACCATGTTTACAACATTACCGTTGCGATCCACGTTTATAATTTCATCACAGATTTCATCTAGTGCATCAGAAACTTCCGAAAATGCTGCCATGCTCCGGTATTCCATGAGACGCCGACCCTTGTCGGGCGTCACATTAGCATACATATACTCGTAAAATTCCTTATTTCTTAATATATTAGAAGCAGGTTCGTCGTATGACGTGCTACCAGAGATTGACTTGTCAATCAAATTTTCTTGTAGTTCTGCGCCCTTCTTGTAGAATAGCTCAAATTTGGGGTTCAGCTGATTAATCCTATCAAGAACACTGAACCCACCATAAGGCAAATGGGCAGTTACAAACTTCGCCAGCTCGCGACCGAACGAACTTCCATTATTTTGATTTTGAGAGTCGGGCATATTTTATCTTTATTTATCTTGCGTCCGGGTGAGCGATTATGATATAATAGTAGAAGATATTGTGTTTGTAGCGGTAAAGCCAGACATCGCAATGGTTTCTAGATCATTATACAACAATGTACTAGTCGGATATGTGTATGTCGATCCTGTCAATGAACCATAGGTGGATGACATAGACAAAACACCAGAACTATAAAGGTTGGTGTTGATGAAGAATATATTAGCGGTGGGATCTTGGGGTGCTTCGGGGAATAGCCACCCTTTTATTGTAAATGAAGTATCACCGGACACCTTATACTTTGCTGATGCTGCTATATCGTTTGGGTATGATAAGGTGACGCTACCGTTCCATAAGACTTCAGATCTTATCTCAAATTGATTAACCAAGTTAAAACTCGAAGGTATATCCCACGATAATATAATATAGGGGTTGGTGTACGGTATAAAATTTGATAAAATTTGATCTATATCAGCCTGGAACTTTGTGATTATTGACATAGAAACCGATATAACAACAGGCACAGGCACCCCTACAAATGATGTAGTCGGCTGTTTTACACCTGATTCTGAACCTGCTTTACTGAAGTAAAACCCAGGGATCTTGTTAAAGAAGCGC